GTCTGTTGCTAGAGCGCCTGTTCCAGTAAAGCTAAGGCTTACTGTTTGAACGTCACCTAGTGATGCATCATTGTCAATTGAAGTTACAATTGCGTTGCCTGTGAAGCTTAGTGTTCCACCACTTACTGGGTAAAATACTAGTGCTACTTCAGACCCAACTGTGAACGCATTGGCTGCGCCTGATGTTGCGTCATCTGTGAAGTTAGCGTCTGCTGAACCTTCCCAAGCTAACAATCCTGCTTTATTTTCTTTCCATACTGACCCCATGTATGCACACTCTAGCGTTTCTGCGTTTTGTGATACATTCCATGCTGTCAACATAGCTATGTTTGTGCCTCCTACTGAGAGAGCACCGTCTTTTCCTGCGTAACATGCCATATCATTTTCTCCTGATTATGTATTATTTAATTGGTAACAATATTCTACAGTGAATATCATTCTACAACTGGCAAAAGGTGCACTTTCCCCAGTCTCTACAGTCTCAACTCTTGTGAGCCTAATATCTTCAACAGTGTTAGTCAAAGTTCTGTCTGCCATTAGTGTATTTTCAATAGCCTCCACAGCAATGTTCCGCTGTGTATCTCTTTCTCTTCCACCAATAACTAAAACAACAGCAACTTCCAATACACCTTCACGCATCAACCCAGTTGAACCCATTGTCATAGTAATATCATCAATGTCTTCATCTGTGGTTTCAACATATACGGCTGGAAATGCTGTCTTGGCAAGTTCTTCAATCACAATTGGATCACGTTCAACTTTGCCAAGTTTTACACTACGTTGTGCTTTCAGTAACTTAGTAATCTCTACTAATATATCTTCAAGGCGTGCCATTATCTATACAACCTTGTTTGACTTGCTGTAACTATATCTTTGTTAACATCAATAGTTCCATCATCATCAAAATCATATTTAATTCCAACACCAAACTGTAATTCCCATTCATCATTATAGCGTTCTTTGTAAAACTCTATTTGTTCTCTGAATGGATCACCTTCTGGTCTAAACGTTGAAAGTCTTGGTAGTATATAGGCATACATTGCTTGATATACAGTAGTCTTAGTCCACTGTGCCTCAACTAATTTGCTACTAACAAACTCAGTCCTGCTATAGAACTTGTTCCACCATTTAAATTGAATCATGTTGATAACATCAGTTTCAGCCTTGGCCAGTTCTTCTGTCCAATCATCAACTCCTTGTTGGAAAACTTCCGGAGCGTATTCTTCTAAATTTGTATTTGTTGCAAATGCCATTTTCTTCTCCTGTTGAATAACTAGGGACCTAAGCCCCTAGTATTATGCTTTGAGTTGTATTATGCTGCGTCCTGAACAATAACACCACGTGTTGCGTCAATAACGCCCACTTGGAATGCTGTTGAGGCTACAATATCTTGTCCAACTGCTGCTGCACGTCTCTCAGCTTCAAGTCTAACACCACCTTGTGTTGCAAGTCTCATTGCATCATTTGAGAATACTGCAAACTTAGTGTTTGTTAGTGAAGTGTTTGTGTCATTCAAGTATGAACTTGTATAACATGGAACACCTGCAATTGTGCCAATAAAGCCTGATTTCATTGCTGCGTTTTGTGTTTCTGAACCTGCAAATGCTGATCCGGCTACTGCACCCATAAACTGGTGATATGCTGCTGCTGAAACTACACATGTTAGTGGTCCGTTGTCACCAGCTTCTCTGATCATACCAACTGAACGGTAGAATTGATCTAAGATAGTTGCTAAATCAAATTCATCAACTGTTAAGCCAGCCATTGCTGTTGATACCATAGTATCTACTTTTGCTGCAATTGCGTTACCCATAACTCTACCCATGTCATTTGCGTTAATACCGCCAATGTCACGTAATGTAGTTCTTGCTGCAATTAGTTCTAAATCAAGGTTAACTGCTGCTGCACCTGGCTTAAGAACAGTTAAGTCTACGCCTGGATCTGCTTCAGTAGTAATTGATTGAGCTGCTACTGCATCTAGTTTTGCTACTTTAACTGAGTCTGAACCTGCTGGAACGTCTACAGTTGGAATCAATGCACCAGGAAGGTATAGTTAGTTTTCTTGTGCAGCAAAGATTGTTGCTGCTTGTGTTGGGACCATTAACTCTGGTAAAGAGAATCCTGATCCATATTGGTTAGTTGTTGCCATAATATTTTATCCTTTATATTATAAAATTAAACTTTGCCTTG